CTATGATGTGTTTAAAAATTTTATAATTACCTATGTCGGCAAGTTATTACTTGTTCTTCGTAGGAGAATCTTGAATCTACTTACACTGTTTGTAGCTTCAAGAAAAACGGAAACAGCTTTTAAAATAATAATATTAATTTTCCTCACATTATTAATATATAAAACAGTTCTATCATTTTTATTAACAATAAGGTTAGCCAGTATTATTAAAATCATTGTGATATTATATACTCTTTTTGTAATAATTATGTTAATCCAAATGACTCTCTATAATAACAAATACATTAAAACTGAACAGTTAATGCCAGAAATAAGACCCATTTTTAGATTCGTTGGTGGTGTAAATGATATTTGGCCGTATTATGCTCATATTCATGAGTGTTTGTATTGTCATCAAGATTATGTTCATTACCATGAATTTAAGAAGCTAGATCACTTACAATTCGATTACCAATGTGCTAACAGAAATTGTGAAAATTGGCAAACTGAGAAATATAAAAATCAAAAAGTCTTATCATATAGTGTAGCAGATTACGCATTAGAGTTTAGGCAAAATCAATTAAGAGATACAGATTGTATTATTTGCTTTAATAAATTAAATGCATTAAACACTGAAAATAATACTTATCAACCTAGTGTTTATTTATATTGTAATCTAATTGAAGCGCAAAAGAAGGAAGATAGAAGAAGAGAGAGTCACCCACTGCATTTACAATGTTTCATTAATTATGTTGATACCAGAAACAGTATAAATAATATACCTTGTCCCACTTGCAAGTGTAATATTAGGGTATCAATAGTTGCCGCAGCAATAGCAAATAGAAATGCAGTCATACGCCACATAGTTCCAGTCCAAGTACAAATACCAGATAAATATAAGCCACAAATTATTGTTCAAGCACAACCGGTACCAATCGTTAATGATTTGAATTTACCTATAAATAACATACCTAAGCAGTTCAATTACAAAATGGTGGAGTAGCCGATAGTTTTGTTAATAATAAATATGTTAGATTGGTAAGTCAGTTATTAAATAAGGATGCCATGGAGATATTAGCTAAGCATTTTCCAAGATTCGTAATTTATGATAACGACACAAGAAATTACGTTTTTACAAATAATGTTATAGTTAAACAGACGCAAAACCATAGACATCCATTCTTAGCATTATTAAGGGTTATGTTTGAACAACTTGCAAT